TGCCGGTGAATACTGTCCGAGCAGTAGGGGTCGCGTTATCGACCTTTACGACCACAGAGTCATTGATCTCGAATGCGTAATCTGTGTTGTCCCAGTTGGCTATCTCGATCGATGCATAACCTGCGCGAGCCTGCTCCCAGTAGGAGCTGCGCCCATAGTTCACAGTTACAGTATTGACAGCCTTTGATGAGAACTCAACACCATCAATGATTACTGAGCAGTTTGGATTCCAGGTCATGTTATCTATCGAATGCGCTCACTGCGAAGTTTGTAAATGTGCCACTTGTGTTTGCTTCAGTCTTTAGAATGGTTGAAATCTGTCGAGCAGTTGAGGCTGGATCGATTGCGCCATTGACTGTGATGTTATTGACCGTTGTAGGCGTTGGGGTTGAGGCTTGCTTAAAGCCACTTGGCAATGATGCGCTAGGCACAGAGATTCCAGTTGAAGCACTTGGACTAGATGGTCCATTGATTGTTGGGATGTTTGGCAGGATTGGAATGGCGTTGTAAGCCTTGATCACAGTATTGATCGCGCTAATGGCGATCTGGACTGCGCGAGTAATTCCAGAGATGACATCACCGATAATGTCTAGGATCGTACCTGCCACCTTGCCAACGACCTTGAATGCGTTGCTTAATGTGAATGCAAGGACTGGGACGATGTAATCAATGATGAACTTGCCAAAGGCTTGAAATGTTTCTTTGTTATCCATGATGGCTTTTTTGATTGGCTCAAAGTAAGCAGCAAACTTGCCAAGATTAGGAATGACCTGCTCCACAATGATATTGACGAACTTCTCAATGATTGGAAGTAACTGAGCACCGACTGCTTCTTTGCCTTCATCGAATGCAACTTTGAGTCGATCCATGCGCCCCTGGAATGTCTCAGCTTGCTTTGATGCCTGTCCCTCGAATGTCTTGGCTAGTGATGCAGTTGCAGCATCGAAATCTTTTGACTTGATGATGTTCTCATCGATGCCACCGCCCAGCTTCTTTAGAGCTGTGAAGTTTCCATCATGTGCCTTTGCTAAAGCTTCTGATACTGCCTGCAAGTCTTTGCCGGTGCCCGCTGCGATTGAGATTGCCAATGTCTGTAACTTCTGTGCCTGCTCGACATCCTTTGTTGATCGAACCAAGCGATCTAACGATGGACGGAGTTTCTCATCTGTAATACCAAAGGCTAATGAAGTCTTGAGAATGTAGGACTCAGTTTCCTTGATCTGTGCCTTTGTTGCTCCGGTCACATTCTCTAATGATGTTGCCAAGCGTAACTGTGCCGCTTCATCCTCGATGGCAGCCTTGACTCCTTCAACGGCTAACTTGCCTGCATAAGCAGTTGCAGCAACACCAGCTGCTAAGAATGCTGCTCCTGCGATTTTGCCAAACTTCTGTAATTTGCCAGCAAAGCCTTCAACCTCTGTTGAGGATTGGTTGAGTTTCTTTTTGAGGTCATCAACATCTGCAAGGATAGAGAGCTTAAGGGTTCTATTGCCAGCCATTAGTTATACTCCTTTAGGATGCGATCAAACGCTTCTTCCCATTGTTGAACCAGTTGTGGCTGGATTGCTCGGAGTGTTGGATAGATAAAATATCCAGCATTGCCTCTGCCTTTAGATGGTGTGCGATTTGGGAACTGCTTAAAGCGATTAGAGCCAAACTCCATGCCATAAAGGACATCTCTAGTATCTGCACCGCCTGAGAACTTCTGAGATGCGAAGCCATAAGAGAACTCACCGACTTTGGATGACTTGGAAATCTTCACACCGCTGGCAATTCTTTGAGCTGCGATCGGTGAGACTGTGCGAGTTGCAGCGGCATCCTTAATCTTGCCAGCAGCAAACTCAGCCAATGCAGATGATTCCTTCTTGGCTTCTAAGACTGCTTGATCTGACATTGCCTTAAATGCTGAGACAACTGCTCGGAGTTCTCTGCGATCATAACTGATTGCTTCAGTTGCCATGTCGCTCCTCCAATATCTCAAGTGCCGTTAATATGTCCTCTGCAGTTTGCCATTCCTTCATCGGGATTCCTGTGGCAATAGCCACTTCTACTAGGAGTCGGCTGATGCTTCCTGGCTGATGGCTTTTGGGTCTGACTCACCGACTGTTATGTCTGCGACAGATTCCATCCAAGCCTCAAAAGGTTTAACTGGACGACCACCGGACTCACGCTTGATAGTGTGAAACGCCAAGAACAATAAATCCCAGATACCTGCGACTTCATTGAACTTAGTTGTGGAATGTCCAGTCTCCTTCTCCCATTTAGCCCACTCTGGCGGCTGAGCCACGACTGTGACTGGATCGCCTGAGTTATATGTAATTGTTATTGGTAATCTCATTGTTTGCTCCCGTTGTTAGATTCTTTTAGCTGACTGTTAAGGTCGGCTTTGCTGTGCATTGTAGCGTGAATGTCACAGTCTGAGCATCCTTGCCAGCACCATTTGCTGTTGGGAATGATGGGTACAGGTTGCCTGTAAAGACTGCCCCTGTTGCCGCTGTGAATGAATACGCCAATGCTGTGTCTGGTGATGCAGAAGCTGCTGCCCATAAAAGCTCACAGATTGAGTAAGCCGCACCTGCTGATGCGCCCCAGTCTGCTAGAAGTTCCATTGTCATTGTTGCATCTGTATCGACTGTCTTGAATACGCGACCATCTAGTGTCTCGTATGCTTGACGATCTAGTGTTGTTTCAAGGCTAACGCTTAGAGCTTGAGCATCGTAATTCTTTGAGTCGATAGTCAAGACCATATCACGCCCTGTGATTACTGTTGTTGGCATTTTTGCTCCTTAGGATTGGGTGTAGTAAGTAGCGACACGAATGTCTGCCACGAGCAGTTGCCCTGCTCCTACTGTTGTTACGGTTGGTCTATCGACCGCAGTCAATTCATATCCTGATGGAATGAGGCTGACTACACTTGTTATGAGTTGCTCGAGATTGTCCAGGCTTGCTGGGTTCGAGTTGTATGCGACCGCGCATGTGATGGTCATATTGATCCGAGCGCGGAAAGTTGAGTTGCTGCCGATTGTCTGAAACTCCATGTACGGAGAATCTGGCACGATCACGACTGCTGGTGCTGGGATATTTTCCGGCACATAGGCAAACACATTAGCTGCAACTGATCCAAGTGCTGTGGCTAATGGTGTACGGATTTGGGAGAGGATTGTCATTGGGCAATAGTCCCTACATCTACCAATGCGCCTAACAGACCAGAAATGCGATTGTAAAGTGAGCGACCCATCCGAAATGGTGTCGGAGCAAAATCTACGCCTTCAATCTGTCCACCTGGAGCAGTACGGCTCTGAAAGATTTCGACTGATACAACTGTGACTGCTGTTTCAACTGCGCTGTTGCCGACATAAGTCGATGCGCCAGTTAGGGTTGCAGTACCGGATGGAATAATGTTTTTTGAGATGATGTCAGCGTTAGTGATAGCAGCTGAGAATGTGTAATCATCTAGCAAGTCTGTTGTAATGGTGCGAGTACCGTTGAATGGAGTTCCGCATCCTGCGATCACTACAGATTGACCTTGATTAAAAGGTTGTAGTTTTGGTGTTGAAAAGTAGGCGATGTTATCTGTTAGAGAGACTGCATCGATTGCCACAGAATAAGAATTAAGCATTGGCAAAATAACTGCCTCAGCACTATCGATGATGTCTGATAGAACTGCATCGCTGTATAGAGAGGACGAAACGCCAAGCACAGATCGAAGCTCGGAGGCTGTGATAATTGTTGGCATTTCAGTCCTTTCCATACTGCTGGGGGAGCGATCGGGAGCAACCGCCCCCCCATGATTAATTAATGACTAAGCAGCAGTCATGTTGTAGCGGCGTGCACCTGCACCGATCTTTGTACCGATTGCGTAGTAGCCATAAACTGCTACCTGTAGGCGACCGTTAGCCAAAGCCTGAACCTGAATCTGAGTCTTTGGTGCTTCGTAGAATGTGTAAGCCTCTGGAACGACAATAAATGCTGAATCATCGATCAGAGTTGTTGTTGTCATGTGTGGATCAACAAATAGGTTAAGACCCATGACCTGACCTGTTAGAGAATTAACTCCGACATTTCCTGGAGAGTTAGCAGGTTGAGCTGCAATGAAGAGTGGGCGATTTGCGCCGTCTTCTGCTGTAATAATTGTCTCCCACCAAGCTGTATTAGCAATGATGTTCTTAGCGAACTTTCCTGCTGCTGCATAAGCTGCTGGAACTTCCTTACCTACGAAAGCCTTGAAGCCTGCGATGGTTGTTGCTTGTGATGTTGCCAATGTTCCACCAGCTGTTAGAGCTGCGACCATTGCCTGATCAGTTGCCTTTGCATAAGCAGAGTTTAATTCGCGGATGAGTTCATCGTAGAACGCTGGTGAGCTTCTGTCGAGAAGCTCCCAAGATATGGTCTGAAGTCCGGCTGCCTTCTTGACATCAACTGTGATGTAAGTTGAAGCCATTTCAGTTCCGCCAAGTGCTTCGCCTTCTGTTGAAGATGAATCGATTGTTGGAGCTGTTGAAAGCTTAGGAATTGTGAATGACATTCCTGTTGCTGGTAGTGCGCCACGAGATACTGCATCCACTGCTGGACGACCATCGATTGTACTTGTGATGAACTCATTCAAGTGTGGTGCAAGTGTTAAGCCTGTGTTTGTTGATGTGTCGTTAGTTGCT